TTAAATTGAGCGTCATTCATTTTAGTTTGAGCCTGCATTAACTTTTCACTATCACCCATATCATAAGCATCTTTATATTCTCTTTGAGCAATAGTCAAATCACTTTGATATCTTGCTTCAAGAGTTTTAAGATAATCTTCTTCACCTGTTGAAAGTGTCTCTTTAAGCTTTTTGTTTTCTTGCATTTGAAGTGCAGCTATTCTTTCAGCTTCTTTTTCACGTCTTTGAGAAGCTTCTTTTTCACGTCTTTCATCGTGATAAGCTTTTTTAAGTTGAGCCATACGTTGTTTTACTCTATCTGAATATTCATCTAAATTATCAGCTTCAAGCTCTTCTTTAATATCTTCAGGTAAAGGTTCTCTATTTCTGTCAGCTTTTGGAGTGTCATCCTCAATTTCAATATCTAACTCCTCTTGAACAGGTTCAGCTTCTTTTTTAACTTCCTCAGTTTTTTCCTCAGTTTTTTCCTCAGAAACCGCTTCGCTAGCCTTTACCTCAACTTCCTCTCCCTCCATCTCTAACTCATCAGGGATTTCATTGATTATCTTTGCCATCTTTGCTCTCCATGTTATGCACGTTCGTAGCCACGTGGGTCATCCACTACAGCTTCTACTGTGTCGTCATTAATAATGCGAAACTCTTGTCCATGTATCTTGATTCGAGTTCCAGAATATGCCCTTGTTATAACAAAGTCTCCTTCTTTACACCAAGGACCTGTAGGAAATCTGTCTTTATCTAAATAACACATATCTCCTAGCTTCATTACAAATAAAACCACAGTTGAATGTTCTTCAATAGTCTTGGTTTTATCAGATTTAATTAACCCACTATCATATGCTTCATCTACCTGTGGCACCATACATAATATACGATAACCTTGAACATCAGGTAATTGTGTGGGTTTAGTTTCATCTACTTCTGGTTTAGGAACACCTATCGGTGCACCAGATGCAGATACTATTTCTTTAGTTGGGGTTTGTATATTACTCATCGTCTTTCTCCATGTTTCTCATCATAGAAGCAATAAGACCTTGAGCTATTTGAAAGCCTCGAATGATACCACACGCATGCATGTACTGTGCGTATTCTTCGGCTCTACCCTGTGCCATGTCATCTTTAATGCGTTGCTCTTCTTCAGCTAACTGTGTAGCCAATACTTTTAGCTCGTCCATTGTTCTCTCCTGTTTTTAAGTTTGCGTATTATCACGTTCCTTCTGTTGCTTTACGGCTTCAGCACCTAACTTAGTGCCTTCCATAAATTCTTTTGCATCCAACTCTTTTTGTTGGCTGACTGCGTCAGCACCAAGTTTGGCACCAGCGATTCTTTCTTGTGACTCCATTTTCATCTTCTCTAACTGTAGTCTTGCTTGGTCAAGAGCTGAGTCATCAGTCATCTTCTTAGCTTTTGCTTGAGCTTCCATTTGTTTAATTTGAAGCTCTTGTTTTTGCATTTGTATGAGAGGGTCTGCCTCCTGTTGTGCAATCTGTTCTTGTTTAGCTTCAGCAGTATTTTTCTGTAGTAGCTGGTCAGCTGATTTAGCAATAAGTCTAGATAATTCAACTTCCACATCTTCAGGTAATGGTTCACCTGGTGGTGGTAAAGGAACTCCAAGTTCCTCTTCAAT